CATCAACGGTTGTCTCGCCCGGCAGGCCGCGTCCGGAGGATCCGGCTTTGCCGTTGGCTCCCGCCGCCGGGCCGCCGCCCAGACCGGAACTGTACCAGCCGAAGCTGCGCGGTGTGCTTGTTGATGCGATTCTGGTCATGCTGATTTTCCCCTCGCTGCCAGCCACAGGGCCGGGGGTGAATGCGTTCCCGTCCTCGTCATAAGCAATCGTGCCATTGACGTATTGCTGGACGCTATCATTTGTGTACTCACTTACAGCCGGATCACGTCCGGCGCCGTCTCCGCCAGGGAGGCCGTCCTCGCCGACGCCGCCGAACTGCTCCCCGGTGATGGGATCCGTGAAGCCAAAATCGGGAGCAGACGCGCCCGCCGTAGTCATGCCGTGGAACACCGTATCCGTGCCGTCCGTACCGGGGAGATCGTCCGGGCTGAATTCGGCGCCCTTGCCGCTTTTTCCGCAATCATAGGCAAGGCTTTTCAACTGGGACACGTCGAGATCGCCTTCTACGATTCTGCCGCCCATGCCGCCCTTACCGCCGAGACCGCCCTTGCCACCCAGCGCCAACGCGTAGCCGTCTACCCGATCCTCAAAAACCGGGTTTGTCCACGAGAACTTAGGCCCCGATTGGGTATCTTCGCCCTTTTCGCCGCAGCGCCCGCCCTGCCCGGCGGAGATCATCACATAGTGGATCGTTGTGGTGCCTTCCGGGATCTGGAACTCGCCGGAGCCGGTGAGGACTACCCGCTCGTCCAGATACTCCGCCGCCTCCGGCTGCGCCGGCTTAAATCCCACCAGTGCCTCCATGCTGCTTTTAAGCGTCGCGCTCATGGTGGTGTCAAGAGACTGGATGCAAGCGGAAACCATTTTTTTGTCATACGGATGATATACGCTTACAACGTGGCCCGGTTTCTCGTGCCCGCTTACAATGTCATTGGTGATAGTTTCGCGGCATCGGTAATAGTCCGCAAGACGCTTCGCCACGGCGTAGGAATTCACCAGAGATACCAGCGTGGCGTCTGTAACTGATTTGATGTTTTCCACAGCGCCAGCCGTCACAGGCTGCGTGATTAAGCGGGTGTTGTGAATATACGCCTTGCCAGTCAGTGCGCCAGCGCCAGCGGAGATCTTGGCGTAGTTCGCGCCGCTTTCCAAGATTGTGAAGCCAGTCGCAGAGAGGGAGTGCATCGGCTCGGAGAATGTGATGATATCGCCATTCTGCGCCGTGCCGGAGAATAGCTCCTTTACTTCCGTCCCCGCAACGTATTGATGCTCTGTCACCGTCACGGCGGAGATGGGTGAATCGTATTTTACGGTTCCTCCGGTGTAAGATCGGTCGACATCAATCAACGATGCCGTGCCGTCCCACAAGGGTTCAATTCTCAAAACACCGTTCAGGTCTGTGCGGAGATAGGCCCCAATGGCGAAAAGCACTTGTGCGAGGTTGTCTCGTGCAGAGCGTTCTTTCCCATCCGCATAAGGAAGCCAACCATAAAGTTTGACCCCGGCATATACACTTTTTATCAGCGAAGGGATGTTGCCGCAGATTTCTTTTACAACCTCTTCCACGGTCTGACCTGTGTAAATGCCGCCGGTATGCACCATGCCGGTAAGCGCGCCCATAGGGGAGCGTCCTGTAAGCTGATAGGTGACAGGCCCGATACGAGAAACGCCGCTGCTTACAAATCTTGCTTTGATTTCGCCGCCTCTGTAAACAATGATTGGGGTGTTATTCGGGAGTGCAGAAAGCTGTGTGCCTATTGTTTTAGTGCAAACCTCTACGCTGACCGTATCGAACGAAAGACTGCTTTCATCTAATGCCACTTCTTGAAACGATGAGCAGTAGTCCAGCCGCATGTCGTCCTTAGACGCATCCCGGTCAAATTGATAAGGGCCGATCATTACATAATCCATAAGCCCTCCTTACCGCGTGATTTGCGGTGCGATGGGAATGAAATGGATTTCAATTTCTCCCCAATAATTGATCCCGTTTTCAACCTTTTCAATATCGTGCGATGCGCTGGTGTAGTATGCGCGATAGGAAATAGTTGTGTTGCCGTCCGCAGCTTCAAGCAAAACGGAATCGTCAATGGAATGGGCTTTGAGATAGTTCCAGAACGCATCATAGCTTCTGTAATCGTCCCCCCTGCGGAAAACGGTCACCTTATGCCCAATGTACGTTCCCAGAACATCCCGGATCATCCGGCCTGTGTCTTTCGATCTCCCAGCGTTCTCCCCATCGAGAACGCTGAAATTTTCGTTGTACTTGGAGATCGCAACATTCACATCAAATGAAGTCCCGTTAATTTTGATGTAATTCATATACACCGCCTTTAGGTCACTTTAATGCCGACGCGCTGCGTCTGGTCTTTGTTCAGCTTGAAGATGATGCGGCCCAATTCTTGTTCGCCAATCTTGAGAATGGCCGTCTGATTGCCGCCGCCATACTGAGCCATGCCACGGGCCACCGCTGCCTCGATAGCAGATTCAGGGGCTTCAATGTTGTTCCCCTGCTTCTGGTCACCCAGTACCGCCAAAAACTCACGGTTCGGGGGAATAACTGCGCCGGTCGCCAAACGAGGAACGGATGCGGAATTGATGGCAGGTGTGCGGACGTTACTGCCGCCTGTAAATGCATTTTTGATGCTCCCCATTGCATTAGAAGCCCAAGATTTCACGCTTTCAAACGCTGACTTCAAACCATTGAGCAACCCATCAATAATGTTTTTGCCAAGGTCTTGCCAATATTCAACGGTGAAATACTTTGCAACACTTGATTGCCACCAGGCTTTGATACCTTCCCACGTTTCGCTTAATTTTTCTTTCAGATAGTCCCAGTTGAGTGCCACCACAGAGCCAAGTCCAGCCGCTCCGGTTACGATCATTCCCAAACCGAGAGGGATCCCAACTCCGGTAAACACAAGGATTACGCCCAAGACAAGCAAAGCGCCGCTTATCATAGCCGTGATTGCTCCGATGGGGCCACCCAGCAGATTTGTTATTGTATCCCAGTTTGCAATCACCGTTGCCGCAAGACCGGCAGCACCGGCAATAAGCAAGCCGATTCCGAGAGGGAGTGCGGCTCCGCTGAATACTAAGACTGCGCCGATAACCAATAGTGCGCTGCTAACCACGGCAACAACGCCGCCAATAGCACCTTGCAGCAAGGTTTTAATTGTATCCCAATTCGCTGCAACCGTAGTCGCAAGCCCAATTGCACCGGCAACCATCAATCCTAAACCGAGTGGGACGCTTGCACCGCTAAACGCCAAGATTGCACCCAATACAAGCAATGCGCCTGAAAGCAGCCCCACAACTGCTCCAACAGGCCCTTGCAACGCCTCTTTGATCGTATCCCAATTTGCCGCAATGACCGTCGCCATCCCAGCAGCACCAACAGCCATTAGTGCAAGGCCAAGTGGGATATTCGTGCCGGAAAACAAAATCACTGCACCAATTACGAGTAGAGCAAAACTCAAAAGTGCAACAACGGCTCCGATTGGGCCTTGTAACATCTTTTTAACAGTATCCCAATTAGCTGCGACAACAGACGCAAGACCGATTGCGCCAGCAACCATCAGCCCCAAGCCCAAGGGGATGTTTGCTCCGGAAAACAAAATAATTGCACCGATCACAAGCAACGCAGCTGACAGGATTGCAGTAACAACTCCGATTGGGCCTTGCAGTAATTTTGCGATTGCCCCCCAGTCTGTCTTTATAGCACCCCAGATTGCAGCAGCGCCTAAAGCCATTAGGGTAATGCCAACCGGAATATTAGCGCCGGAAAATGTTAAAATTGCGCCGATGGCAAGAAGAAGCGCACCAGTAAACAGCTCCATGATCGCACTAAGTTGATCGTTTATTCCCGTTGCAAAATCCGGTCCATTTTTGGCTTTTTCATCATTGCCGGAAAGCTTATTGATTTCATCAAAAGATGCTAAAGATTTACTTGTTTTTTTTGCGGCTTTCCCCGTTTTATCCATTGCACTGCTTTCTTTATATAGATTTTCGGCAGCTTCTGCAGATGCTTCTGCCGTTGTCCCAAATATTTTTGAAACGAGGTCAGAAATTGTATTGACTATGCGTGTCAGCACATTTACAAAAACAGTAAAAGCAGGGATAAGCACATTCAAGATAGGCTGCGCCAAAATCATCAACGCACCCTTCAACTTAGAAACTGCTTTCATGGCCTTTTCATTTGTTTGAATGGCACTCCACATATAGTCTTTTAAGGCACGAAGCGCTTTTGTAATAAGCGTAAAAACAAAAACGCGCCGAGCAAGGCCCTTGATGCGGTTGGTGAATTTGTCCATCTGCTTTGCTGCTTCTTGGGCTGCGGGTGACATCCCCTGCGTATGTCTTTTTGCCCCGGCAAGTTGTGCGGAAAGTTCTCCCGCTCGGGTGCTCATTCGTTCAAGGCTTCGGGTATCTTTGGCGATGGATGCGTCCATTGCCTCAACCTTTTTTTGCACACCGTCCCATTCTTTTTGCAATGATGCTACTGTTTGCTCTTGATCTTTTATAGAGCTGGATGTAAAAAACGCATCGCCGCTTTTCATGTAGTCCAGCTTCGCCTTTGCGTCATCGAGAATAGCCCCTAATTGTTTTGATTGCTCAACCAGCGGCATCTGCTCTTGTTTTTTATCGCTGATTTTTTCATTGAGCGCATCGATTTTTTTTGTTAGCCTGTTTAATTCCGTTTGCGCCTGCTTGTCATCAACATCAGCTTTGATAATAACGGAACCATCTGCCATGCAATCACCCTCTTTCTCTGTTGCTTGAAATGTGCAATTTTATATGTTATATTGAATGAAACAATTGTTAAGGAGTGATATAATGAGCCTTTTTAGCAAAAAAACAAGCAAAATTAAGTCCGCAAAGCTCCTTGGCGTTAGACAAGCGGAAGAAACTTTGTTGTTTCATACCTCAAACTTTTCTCTTTATAGTTTTTTTGTCGAATATGCAGACGGGACTACCGCTGTAATTGAATGTACGCCAACTCCTCCAACAGGAAACAAGAAAAAGGAAAAAGAATTGTTTGATAAGTTAATTGCAATTTCAAACCAAACAAGCCAGAACGAAAGTGATGATACTCAAACAAGCGGGTCAATTTTGGATGAATTGCAAAAACTAAAAGATTTGCACGATTCTGGTATAATACCAGATGAATTATTCCAAAAGAGATCGGAAGCCTTAGTGGAGAAAATGTCTAATTTGGTAAATGCCAATAGTTCAAACTCGCCAAACTTTTATGTGGAACGTGAACGCCCCCGTTCAGTTATGGAGGGGAAATCAATTTTAATCATTGATGGAGAAAAAACCGAGTATAATTTGGACGCGCCCGTTTCTCTACGTCTCGATTTTGGTTTCCACACAATTTCGATTGCTCGCGGATGCGTTTCAAGCCAAAAATTCAAGCTGAATGTTTGCGAGTCAAAAACATATAAATTGACTTTTGACCCCAAAACAGTCAGCATTGATGCAGAATTGGTAGAAAAATAAGCCACCAATCAGCCGCCCTCTCCGGAGGGCGGTTTTCATATCCATTTGCTGATAACGTCCTCGTCCTGTTCCGTATACTGCCGCTTGAAGTCAACCAGGTGCCGGTTCTGCTTGTAAAACTCCTGTTCGCTTTTATCCAGTTTCTTCCCTTTTGCCTTTTTATTGCGGATTCCCACAACCTGGGCAAAGGTGCAATCCCCGATTTCCTGATATGCGGATACCCACGTCCACCAGTGCAGATACTCAACGGATCTGACTTCTTGTCCCAGAACGCGGTTGACTGGGGCAACGATCAGGGGAAAGTCCTGCTGCCAATCCATCAGCTTTGGCCCACGCTTTTCCTCACGCTGCTCTTCGCCGCAGTTGATAAATTTTGCGCATTGCTTGATCGCTTCCTCGTAGTCGCTTTGCGGCATTTCCGCAAAGTCTGGATAGAAAATGTCAAGCATGGCCTCGGCCTTTTCTTCCTCCGACAACTCAGCGTCAGACAGTGCCTCAATGATCGTTAGGATATCGCGATAGTCAGAGCGTATCTGGTACTCAGTGCCGTTTACCTCCACGGCAGTCGGCAGATCGTACCTCATTTGTGGTACTTCTTCGTATACTTGCTCACGCGGGGGTTGGTGGCTTTCTGCTCACGGGCAAAGGTGGTGTCAACCTCATCCATGATAGCAAGCATCAGGTTCGCCCACACAGGCAGGCCGTCCGCCAGCGCATATACGTTCATCTCACCAAACAAGGCAGAACAAATGTCGAAGCTGAACACATCGTTGATGATCTCACGCATTTCCTCGTCCATCTTCCGGGCGGTTTCAAAAACCTCCCGCTTGTTGGCGGTCTTTTCCACCTCTGCCTTGTACGCATCCTGCTTCTTGTCGAGGATATCAAAGGCGTTAAATAGCTTTTCCACAAAGGCGCTGTCGGTGGGGTTAAAAGAGAATTCGCATTTGCCGTTGATGTTGTAGGTAACTAAACCGGTATCGAAAATCAGGTCTTTCATAATAGCCTCCGAAATTGGGGCGGGTTTGCGCCCGCCCCTTTGTTTTTAAGCCCCTGCCGTAAAGGTCACGCCACTGGTATCCTTGGTAATGGTGCCAAGCGTACGATTGCCGCCGTAGGTGATCTCACTCGTGATGTTGAGCGTACCGCCGCCGTCGCCGCCGATGCCCGTCACGGCAATAGCACAGGAATCATACCGCTCGGCAAACTTCGCCTCGCCGGACGTAGCATAGAAGTGTCCAATCATCATATCCTGATTGGCAAGAGCCTGCGCGTCATGATCCTTGACGGCAAGGTTCCACATCTTCACCGCAGCAGCGTCACCAGAATCCATAGGGATGGGATCAAAGGTCTGGGAAATAACGGGCTTCTTCATGGTGGTGAAGGTGTTGCCCAGGATGTCCTGTTTGCTCTCCTGACCCCAATCCATCTCTTCGCTGGAATCCTCCACGCGCTTACCGATGGCGCTCCAAGTGGGAGCTTCCTTAGAGCCGGTATTTAGATACGCGATCAAAAGCTCGCGGTCAATGGTCTGACCTTCGGGCGTCGCAAAAGTTAAATCTGCCATTATACATTCACCTCGTAAATCAGTTTTAGCGGGACCATGTAGTCCTCGTATTGGTCGCTTGTCGCGCCGAGATACGATGCAAACGCAGACGTCTCAACGCGGAGGGCGCGCCTGCCCTCTCCAATGTCCGGTCGCTGCATCTGCGCCCAGTCCGCGAATTTGTTTAAAACCTCAACCGCCTTCAAGCGCGTATCGTCGCTCTTGCCGGGTGGTGCGATTTGGTAATGAATTTCGAACGAATACTCCGCCTGATATCCACCGCAGATATACTTCTTGGTGATAACGGCCCCCTGAACGGAGGAAAGCGCCATGCCTACCGTTTTCGCCGCGAAATACTCGTATTTGATCAGATCCACATTCTCCGGAATACCGGGAAAGCGGTTCGCCCAAATCAGCATCAGGCGGTCAAGGTCTGCCTTTTCGCTGCTGGATGCCAGCATTACAGGTTTTTCTTTAGAGATCACGCTTCACCGCCTTTTCTGCTACACGCACCCACTTCTCCATGTTCTGTGCCTTGGATGCTTCAAACCAATGGGAGCAGGTCCCGGCTCTGTGGAAAATCAAATTCTTTTCCGGCACCGCCGGAACTTTTGTAACGCCTTTCCGCGCATAAGAGCTTCCGGTCAGCGGGTCAACGTACAGTTTGCCGTAGTACAGATATCTGGCATACGGCCCTGGATAAACAACCGTGTTTCCCGTTACCCTTGTACGCGTCCTAAGAGAGCCTGTGAGCATAGGCACGAACGGGGCGGTATCTTTTGCAACCTGCACCGCAAGAACGTGTTCTGCGCGATCACAGCCCTTGGAAATGGCCTCTTTTACAGCGCCCATGCCGTCCGTTTGAACGGAAAATTTCAACGCCATATCACACGCCTCCGACCTGCCAGTGCTGCATATCAACGCTGCCGAAATCCTTCTCGTCAACCTTGGTCACGGTGTAGCAGTTGTCCTGAGCCAGCGCCACAGTTTCATTGTCCGTCACAAACTCGCCTTTGATGAAAAACGTTGTCCCGCCATTGCCTTTGACAGAAAGCGTCCACAGATCGGTTTTGTCCTCTGCGGCGTAAAACCGCTGCGGACCGGCATAGGTTTTCTCCTTGCCGGTAAAGCCGTCCACAGCTTCCACGCCAAACGGGATGTAGAGGTCAATTGCATCCGCTCCGGCAAGACCGCTCTCGCGCACGTTAACCGCCTTGGATGCTTGCAGCATCACGCCACGGAGTACGGTCACATACAGCTTTTGCGTTTCCTGAAACGTCTCCTTGTCGGTTTCTTTGACCGGATTGTAGATCGTTACAGTGTGGGGAGCGTACATGATCCGCACCCCCTCCCTCGGTACAGCAAGCCAGTATGGGCGAGATACTCCATGCAGGTCTCTGCAAGCAGCTTTCTTGCTCCATCCGTAGCGTTCAGCGCAGAAATGGCAGATTCGCCGCCGGTCGCAAGTGTGCGGGAATAACCGCCCACGGTCTCGCTTTTGACCTCTGCGTCATTAGCGGCAGCAGTCGCAAGGTTCTTCATTGCAAGCGCCTGCGCAGCTTCGATAACCGCATACTTGTCAACCAACGCACAGCAGCACATCTTTACCGCATCCAGATCCACGTTGTCCTTGGCTCGGTTCTGCGTGAAATAATCGAGGAAGGAGCTGGCCCGGACAGCCAGACGCGGAAAATCCCCACTGCTTACAGTGCCCATATAGACACCGGAGTAGTATGTGTAATCAGCGTATGTCAATTGGGTCAGCTCCTTTCAAATCAGCCAGAAACAGTGACAGTGGCAGTGCCGGTCTTTGTGCCGTCTTGCTTGGACTTGGCGGTAACGGTAATACTGCCCTTGGTTTCGGTAGCGGAGACAGTCAGGACGCCCTCATCGCTGATTTTGCTCTTGGTTCCATCCTGAGACCATTCAACCTCGCCGTTGATGATGCCCTCACCGTCAACCTTGGCGGTAAACAGCTTGCTTTCGCCCTTCTTTACAGTGGCGGTAGCGGGAGACACAGCAACGGTGGAAATAGCACCGCCCTTGCCGTAAACGGAGAAGGGGAACGGGTTCACCTTTTCTGCGTTGTAAGCGTTGATGGGGTTTGCAATCTCCCAGCCAAGACGCATGACAGCGCGCAGTGCAACCATATCGTTCTGCATGAGGTTGTAGACGATGTCCTTCGTGGCAGGGTCCTGGATCACACCCTCGGTAAAGACCTTGAAGGTCATATCCTGGCGAATGGCATAGACGAGCTGGCTCCAATCGCCGACAATCATCTGTGCCTGCGCAGGGTCGAACGCGCCGTTCATGGGGAAGTACATGTCCATGCCGTCAAGGCCGTATCTGGTAGCGCCCTGCATATCGGTCTTGAAGATGGGCTGGCCAGTGGTGTCTTTCAGGCCGCGCAGCTTGCCGCGCATCTGGATTGCAGACATTACACCGTTGGGGTTGAAGCCGTCCAGCTCAACCTTGGAAATCAAGCCGCCTTCTCCCATGATGTCGGAGTAAATGTCAGAGCTGACAGGAACACCATTGCCCGCAGCAATAGCAGAGGGCACAACGCCATCACGCCAGGTGCTGGGCTTGTTCGTGCCAAACAGCATAGCGCCGTCAATGACCTTGCCGAAAGCTTCGGTCAGGCGGGGCTTAACCTCGCCCCAGATGTCATAGTCCGCATCATCGAGAGCAGCCTCGGGGATGGGGACGATAACAGCGATCTCCTCGGCGTACAGCTTCTTCTTGTCCCACGCCATCTTGGTGGTCTGCTTGAATGCCTCACCAGCTCCGCTGTCAGAAGCTTCGCCGTTGACAAAGTACGCGGAGGGAAGTGCGTCAAGCACGTTGATGGTCTGCGTCTTGCTGGACATATTTGCCAGTCTGCGGCCCATGCGCAGAACGGCAGATTCAGCGATAGCGCCCTGCATGATCTCGCGGGTTACGGGTTCCGGGATCAGGCCAGAAAGTGCGGAACGATCAATACTTGCCATGTTATATTCTCCTTTTTGTTACTTGAGTGCGCCGCGAATCAGATTGTTCATCGCGGCATTGGTGTCAGTTTTCTTTTCACCGCCGCCAACGGCAGCGGACCAGTCAATTTTTACGCCATCCTGAAACGCGGACGGATCGGCGCTGACTTGTTCCTCGTGCCATTTGTCAAACCCATCAAGCGCGCCGTCTTTGATCTCAAGATGCTTTGCTTTCAGGTCTGCCAAATACGCCTTTTCGGCAGCTTTAGAGCTAAACTTCACGCCTTTCTCAGAAAGCGTTTTACGGATGACGTCTGCGTAGTCATAATCGGCAATCTTGGACTTGTAGCCCTCGATCTCCTTTTTGAGTGCGTCCGTTTCCGCGCTGCCGTTTGCTAAAAACTGCTTGTTTTTTTCCACTTCCGCGTCCAGCTTGCTCTGAACAGTCGAAAGCGCCTTTGTGATTCGCCTGTCAAACTCCGCCTTGTAGGTGGGGTCAGCCAGTATTTCATCAAAAGTCCTAATTTCGTCTGCCATTTTTTATTCTCCTTTATTCCACAGCGTCATTCCCCACTGCGTATTACAACAAAAGAGCCAACCACCGAGGAAAACTCGGTAGCTGGCTCCTATTGCCCTTTCCCACGCCCAATTACGTGGGAGTTGAATATTTGATTGTTTTTTTGACCTCTAACGCGATGTATCCGTCACCCTTGCGCCGGATCTCCGCATCATTGCCACGCCGGATAATAGCCTCGACGGCCTGCATCAATTTATCATCCATCAGCCCACCCCAATTTCTTTCAAGTACGCCTCGTACTCATAGGGGATGCCAATGTCATAATTCTTGTAGTAATGCAGAAAATCAAGTGGGAATCTGAAATCGCCATCAATGTATTGACCCGCTCGCAATCTTTCTCCCGTAAAAATATCAAATGTTTCGAAACACGCAAGGGCTGGGGTTAATGATTCTATATGCTCAATGATTTTATCTCGGCTGATAGTATTTCTAAACGTTCGATACTTTTCAAAGTCATCGCCATGAGTGCTATATTTCATGCCTTTAAAATACCCGAATAGCATCATTTTACCCTCCCCCTTTCGTTTGGCTTATACGTTTCAAAATATCCCTCTCCGCTGTCCCCCACATACATTTCCCCATTAGGCGGTATGTATAAAACATCGGTTGGCGCTTTCACTTTTACACCAAGCGCATTTGCAAGTTCCTCCGCAAAGCAATAATCATTTTCAATGCGCTTGCCTGTGTTGCATGACAGCAACCTCACTTTTTGCCCGTCCCATCCATTACTATGTCGAATTACAGACGCAAGCAATCTCGGTGACATGTTTGTTTCTTCCGACCCGAATCCAACTGCCGTCTGGCTTCCGTGCATAGCAACGTCAAAATACGTTTTAAGAGGTTTTACCATTTTAACATTCTCGTTTAATGGGTCTCCATCTGGGAAACAGGCAAAGCCATTTTCCAGCTTCATTGTACGTCTTTTCACAATAGAATTCAAGTTATCTCTTGCGTCTGCGCCGAAAAACTTAAGAGTGTCGCTATCGTCTTTAGCGTTAGCCGCTGCCACTTCCGCCCGATGCGTTTTCATGGCATTTGCCGTTTTTAACGTTGCGTCATCCGTGAAATAGACGCGCATCCGCTCCGGTTGCTCCGGGAGGCCAGCTTCCGCGCTGAACGCCTTGTATTTAGCGTTTAACCGCCGTAGCCGTATGTTTGCCGCAGTCTCATCTTCATGCAATCCTGTGGCCTTGTAGGCGGCTTTTTCGCGCTTTAGCTTTCTAACGGTCCGCTCAATGCGGCGTTGCATCTGGGTTGCCTCGTATGCCGTGTAATCCTTGCCATCAAACGTGCATCCATGGCTGTCATCGATGTGTTCCAACTGTTCATCCGTGTAAGTGCGCTCGGACACGCCCTCAACCCACGGGAACCGCCTGTGGCGGCAGTTGGCCCCTTCCAGACCGTCAACAGCGCCCAGGCCGCAAACGTCATAAATGCTCGGGTAAATGTCCCCAGTACGGACGCTGTAAACGCGGCCTTGCCAATCCTTATGCGATGACCACGGTGACGGTCCCGGCTTATCTCGTGCGCCAACATGAGCCGAAACTTCAAAATATGGTGTATCCAGATATTCTGAGGATTGCTCCGTATACTTGGCGCAGATTTGAGATACGCCGGTCATTACGGCTCTTCGCACGGCAACATCGATATGATCCCGATGGCCGCTTTCGTAGTCAACCACTTTCAGACCGCTATCCGCAAGTTCCTTTACCGCCGTTTTAATTGCCTGATTGTAGTTGATTGCACCGCTTTGCACCTGCAACGCTGCGCTGTCAAGTGCCCATTGGTACGCTTTGGCAGGTGGGAGCATTGTACGCCCAGCGTCCACTAGGAAGCCCATGGATGCGGTCAGATTGTGGAATGTATCAAGTGTCTGCGTCCTGATCGCCGCCACTTCCGCAGCGTCAACCAGCGTCTCAGGCTGGGTGATATGCGCAAGGTCAATCATATCGGTGTAATACTGTTGGTTCCTTGCGACCACATCTCCCAGCAGCTTGTCCAGCTTAGTTTTGCTGATGCCGGAAGTCTCGCGGATTGCTTTCTTGATTTCCTTTAGGTCGATGCTGTGGGACCGCAACGCCCGGATGTCCTGCACCGTTACCTCGTTCAGTTCATCCGCAGCTTTCAGCCGGGAGCAGATTTCATCCAGCAATACGAGTTCAAGTGCCCGGAACAGTTCTGCCAGTTCTTCCGGCAGCGCATCAAGGATTTCCGGCTGAAACGGATATTTCATTTGCTTTCCTCCGTTTCACAATATCGTCGTAATGCGGTTTTACGCAAATTACATTCCAGTCGCATTCCTCCGGCACTTTGCCGTAGAATATCACCCATTCAGGAGAGAGCCGCTTCATCATTTCCTCGTAGCCGCGCAGAAACAGCTGCTTGCTTTCCTTGTTTTGCTGTGTGCCTACCGAACTAACCGCAACTATTCCGCCGACAGGCTCGCCGTCAAAGCACCAATCATAACTATTCTCGTTGCTCCATGAAATCGTTGGATAAACCGTCATGCCGTGGAGCTGCCAGTATGCCGCCAGCCAGTGCTTGCGGTAATGGTTGTATATCTGCATCGCCAGCGGCATATCCGTGTAAGTAGAAAAGTCCGGCGCACACACCGCCGAAAACTGCGACAGTTTCGGAATGTACTTGTCAGGCGTATTCCAATATCGAATGAATTGATAATCGTCCACAAAGAAATGCAAAATCTTGCTTTTCGTGTCTTTTGCTGTGTAATGGTAATTCACGGGGATAAACTCGCCGTGCGGATACGCCTTGACCGGCTCGATTTGCGGTATACCGTACTTTCCGACGCCAGGGAACATGAACTTGTCCAAATTTTCAAAGTTTATCATGGAAAATTTTTAAAAAGCCCTTGTGAATAGCTTTCGTTTTATGTAAGCAACGCTTTCATATTCGCCCACACTAATTCTTTGGACATCAAAACCCCGTGAGCGTATTTCGTTAAGTTGCTTATTTAATTTGGTGACTTCCCTTGTAGGTGTGCTTCGGTCAACGCCGCTGAGATGCACAACGGCGGTATTCACATTTTCGAGGATGCCGTATTTGTCCTTTTTATCACCTTGCACTTGAACTGTTCCTTGACTGTTTTTCAGAACAGCGTGCGGCGTGCTTGTGTTTTCAACCCAGATAGTATTTTGCGAAAGTTTAGCGACATCGCTTTCTTTTGCAAAAAGCCGAGAGCCGACAGAAACTCCTTGCACCGTGCGAATATTATTCTTCGTAGCGGAAGTGCCGCCACCTGCTCCACCTCTACCGCCCATTACTCTACCTCCTCTTGTCCTTCGGTTGTCAGGTTTGCATACCCTTTCGCGCTGTCATTCTCGTTGTGGATATAACCGTGATGGGTATGCGGGGAAACTTTATCGTGCGGTCTGTCCAAATCAATCTGCTTTGTACGCTTGTTTGCCGCATCGTAATATGTAATCGCCTTGATATTATCGTTTTTGTTCAGCGCCACATAAACGCGCCCTTTGGTCATCGTTTCCATAGGCGTTTTCTGCGCGCCGTCAACCGCCTTGACAAACTTAATATTGCTTGCCTTGACAAGCGTTCTAAACTCGCTCCCGTAAGGCTTTCCGCTTACGCTGATACCGCTGCTTGCGCCGCGTCCACCCATTAAACAGGTCTCCATGTGCCGCTGCGCTTGTTAGCTCTGCGGTATTTCTTGCCGTTTACCGTAACTTCCAAAGCGCCGGACTTTTGCGCTGTTACAAAGGCATTGGAAAACGCCTTGTTTTCTGCTGCTTTGCGGTTTTTACTGGACTGGTCACGCAATTTCCGCATGTAGCTATCCATTTCACCGCGCGCTCTTGCAGCTCTGTCTGCGGCGCTTCCTGTTTTCTGCGCCGTTGTCAGGCGCGCAGGCCCGCTTGCATAAGGATTAACTGCTCCTGCCGCCGTTTTGAGCGCCGTTGTTGCGAGAGTTGCCATCTGCTTTACAGCGTCTTTCTTTTCAGCGTCCGACATCTCAAGTCCATTGATTTCAGCAACGTTGCGCTCGAATGTGCGCCTGATAATATCGCCCATATCGGTTACGGACGCCGCATTTGCTCGGTCAATGTCCTGTTGCGACAAAAACCGTGCAAGGCTCATACCGCGACCACGCCCAGGTTCTCCGGCTCCAATGCCGCCACCGGCTCCACCTCTACCGCCCATTACTCTACCTCCTCTTGTCCTTCGGTTGTCATGTCCTGCATCTTCGGCAGCGCCGCCTTTGCGGTCGCCTCGTCCTCGTTCATGTATTTTGCCCGGAATTCCCAAGCGTTCATAATCCCTGCGTTGAGCATTTGCAGGTCACGGGCAAATTCGCTTTGCTTGTCCTCAATGATGGAATCATCAAAATCAATGCTGATTTCAACATTTTCGTTAAGCCCCGCGCCCAATGCCTTATTACCGAGCCGCAGAAGGACCCTGCAAAGCTCAACCAAGGCACTTTCCAAAATGACTTCATGCTTTTTGATCGTGCGGAACATGGTACTATTCTCGCTGATTACCTGCGTGGCCGTTGCCATGTTGCCGCCATCGAATCGATAATAGGTTTCACCGAACCCGCATTTGCTGGAAAGCATATTAAGTTGGTCTTGCAGACCGACATTCAGCGCAGCCGTCCGAAGTTCCGGTGCAACGGTCTCGACAACGCTCCCCTGCTGCGTATCTTCCGGGAGAAGGTAAAACCGCCTATCATTGTCATCCAGTGTCGGTTCACCATCTTCATACTTTGTCGCTGGCATTTTGACCATCATCATCATGGGGCCGTTTTCAAACTCATTGACGTAGCAGTCGTACGCAGTATCAACGCCGCGAAGAACATCAATGGAATTTGCAAAAACGGAAATGCCAACAGGCAGAAGAAAATTGAAGTTGTTTGCAATGTTCGGCTTGTCAATTACAAACTGCCGTTTATTGCTTCCGGTGTATACCACAGGGGGAATGCGCTCAAACCCGGAAACATTCTTCAAATCTTCATCGGACAGTTGCTCGTTCTGATATCGGTAAATTCGGTTTTCGATTACATACATCCCATCATTCGCTCTGCGGTGGATCTGGAAATACACATAATCTTTTCCGTCTCGCGTAACCCTGGAAGTAAAAGCGCAATCATAAATAAAGCCGTTCTGCCATGCAAGTGGATAAATGTCATGCATCGTTGCATAATCAATCGCAATGCTGGACGCGTCACCGGGGATGATCTCACCAGAATCCGTCACGCCCTGCCCCGTCACGCGGGGGATATACGCCACAGTCCCCAGTGCAGATTTCATTTCTTGCATCTCATTAGCTTTGACGGTGAAATTGTTCTCCGCCAAAACGCGATCAATGAAATCCTGTTCTTTTTTTCCCTCAAGCGTGATTTTGACTTTTTCGTTCATGAGCAGGTTCGCCCAGTCCTCGCAGACCTTTTTCCCCATGCTGAGCGTTGCTCTATTGTGTTTAGTCCACTTGTGGCCGTTATATCTGCGGTACTGGTGGAATCCCTTCACTTTACCAACGTACCACGATTCCCACAGATCAACTTGCCCATAAAACTCTTCAGAAATCGTTGTATAGCCAAGCTCTTTTAACTTTTGGATAACTGCACTGCTCATGCAATAACTCCCATTCTGCGGCTGACAGGCTCCAACGCATATCGAGTCGCGTCAATCAGGTGGTTGTTCGCGTCTGGGTATCCGCTGATAATGTCACCGTCTTTGTTTCGTTCGTATTCGTATCCAACAAATTCATCGTAAGCGTGCGGTGTGCGTCGCCTATCAATAACAATCGTTCTCCGCTGCAAAAACTTCATGCCATATTCCACAGAGCCGGGTCCTTTGACCGCTTCATACGCAGGTATCCCCATTGCGCGGAGATCAGCAACGCTCTTCGGCTCGGCGTTGTCGCAGATTGTCCTAATGTTGTTATATCCGCGCTGCTTAATCATGGTCGCGCTTTGCTCGTTGGATAATTTGTTTTGATAAATCTCGTCCAGCAGATATATCGTCTCTCTCGCCCGATCATAATGCAGCCGGATAAAAGCAAACGGGTCTGGGAACCAGCCGAAATCCACCCCCTGATAGATGCGGTCGAAACTCTTGACTTCTTCATCGGTAATCTCCCGCAGTTCCAGCTTATCAAACACATTTCCGCCGGTCCCTACCGGTATACCGAGATATTCGTGCTGATATGCTCGCTCGTCCGTCTCTTTCAGGTGTTCCGCTTCTGCAAGAAACTGTTCTCCCAACCACTCCGGCGGTGCTTGCAGATACGTAGACTTATGACACAAGCGGTCATCCCGTTCCTCCAAGCTGTCCTTGTTCGCCCAGTTGTCACGCGAGATAGGTGGGTTATAGCTTTCAAAATTCCAGAACATCGAGCCACCGCGCATGGTGGACTGTAAAATAGTTCGGATTTCCGCACGTCCGGCAAACTGATCTTTTTCTTCAAAGTGCGTCACGGCGATATAGCCAAACGGGACTTTGATAGACTTGATCTTCATCGGGTCATCAGCGCCGCGAAACATGATCTTCTGGCCTGTCGGCTTATAGATCAGCTCCATCGGGGATACTTTCGCTTCCCAATACGCCGCCATGCCCATCTCACCGATTGCCCAGATATACTGTGCATAAACGCTATCGCGGATTGTATTTGCCACCTTGCGCAACACAAGCGCATGCGTTCCCGGATTGCCAACCAGCAAAAGCGGTACAAGAATTGATACTGTGGAGGATTTCAGCGAGCCGCGCCCGCCGCTAAAATCGTAGTGCGTATGTCCATGACGGAAAATGTCATGTGCAATGTCATAAAACGCAGGGCCGATTTTCTCGGACAGGAAAATATCAGACATCGATAATCACCTTAACAACGGAATCGGCTCTCGGGTTGTCTTGCTTGTCGAACACGCCCGTATGCTTTGCAAGCATTTCGAGTGCCTTTAGCTTGTTCGCATATTTCAAATCGCTTTCCGTGCAATCAGACGCGGGTTTGTCTGCTATTTCTTTTAGCTTTTCTATCACATAATCCTGCGTTACTTCTGTCCGCTTTTGCCTTTCTGCCTTTGCTTTCTGGATAGCAGCCGAAACGTTACTATTCGTAACTAACTGCCTGCCCTTTTCGGCGTTCTTGTAACCGGCTCTTGCGGCGGCCTGAGTGGCATTTAAGTCCACAAGATATTCTTGAACAAATCTCTCTTGCTTTGCTGTTAATGGCACTCGTCACCACCTCTCTTGTCGCATTTTTTGCTACCAGCCCCCACCCCTTGGCCTTACATAGCAGACTTTACCCGCCCCGAGGGGCATACACCTCTTGCGTATCCGGCTCTCCCCGAGCTAAACATGGTACGCAAAATCTTTTTTATCGGCTCCCGGCTGCGCTGCGTCTTCCTACCAGCCATCAGGAACTTGGCAATTATACCAGCCGCCTGATACTTAGTTTTTTACGCTTCCTCGCCCGCTGGCCGGGATGGTACGGCATTGCAGTCCTGCCCTGCTTTAGCGCTTCGGGGAACGTCCCCGTCACTCGCTGTGGTCTCCCCTTACGGGGCACCTATGCCGCATATTAGCCGTCTTGCCGCTTCGATTGTCACACGCTCATGCCCGCTTGAGGCCCCGCAAGCATTTTAAGCGCTTTCATCAGCCACGGCAAGGGGGACGCATCCCCACGCGCAGTTTTCAGCAGGCATTGTCATTCTATGTGAGGTGTTCTGCGTACTCTCACATCATCCGGGAGCTACCCGGCCTCTGGCATGGACGGTTGGGAATCGAACCCACCCAAGCGGTTTTGGAGACCGCCTCGCCAGCCTTGGAACATTCGCCCCTATATCCCGCGTTTGCGTACCCGCCGGAGCGGGTACGTGTTCTAAGTAACGCTCGATTCAACGCGGGCAAATCGAACGGCCCTTCGCGGAGCCACGCCCTGCTGACGGGACACAGCGCTCGCCAAGTATGGGCTTGCCGCAATATCGCCCCTGTACGCTGTCAGCTTTGGGATTTGGTGCAGACGGCTGGGCTTGAACCAGCGCATACCTCCTGGTGCGGTGCTCTACCGACTGAGCTACGTCTGCATACCCCCGGCATTCGCCGGGGTCAAGAGGAAAGAAAGGATGGATGGAAAGAATGAGGATACGGATATAACCCCGCACCCTCATTCTGACACATATTTTTCTGCGCTTGCCCCGAATTGGGGGCAACGACCAATTTTTTTTGCGATACTATAAAGGTTTACTCTCTCGCTCGCCCTCGTCCCATGCAAGCTCATCCAAGCTGACGTGGTAATGATTTGCTATCAACTTCAACTGGCTGAGAACCGGTTCGTTCTCTCCGGTTTCGTACTTCCGCAACGTGTCATGCCCGATCCCAATCAGCTCCGCTTTCACTCTCATGCTTTTAGCAGGCCGCTCAGATTCTCTCAATTTGCGCAGCCGTTCTGGGAATGTACTCACATAACCACCTCACATAGCCGGAAATTCTCTACTACGGGTCCGCCCGCCGTTTCCGTCCGCACACTGATAAACCGGCCCTTTGGGTGGATGTAAATTACCTCTCCGCGCCGGAACGAATACATCTGCTCATACGTCGGGTGCTGCCGCTCCAGCTGGGACGGTATGGACTTGAATCTGGCCCGAACCACCTGTCCAAGTTTCATGATTCCTCCATTTCCAGCAGCTTCACCAAGTCCCAGAACTTCCGCGCATCCAGCCCGGTTTCCGTCTTGATCTTGCCCAGCCGATAGATCACACTGTTATGATGGATGTCCATCTCCTTTGCGGTTTTCACACAATTCATATCATTCTTCGCATAGATGCGCAGGAGCGATATATCTTCCTTCTGCATAGGCACCTCCCATCAATCGCCGTTTAGCCCTCGCAGGATGTCCATTAGAAGTTCAATGCTTTGCGTGGAAATCGCATTGCAATCATTCGTAACATCTTGAGCGCAATTGCATTCAGGCATGTTCCATTCCGGCGGGTTAAGGCCAAACAGCCCACTTCGAATTTCACAGATTAGCGCACGCATTTTTTCATTACGGTCATGCAGGGCTAAAAGTGATTCTTTCATCCCAACTAATCGGGGTTCCTTCACACAATCCGGCTCATAGGCCGAGTTGCAAGTTAGTGCAACGTCCACGTTCCCATTGTTTGAATTATACATTTTCTTACCTCCCGTATTTGATCTTTTTCGCGTTTGGATACCGATCCGGGAACCGGATCAGCTCTGCCTTTCCGCTGATGATCTCCGCAAGAACCCGATCCATGTGCTCCTGTCGGACGTCCGCCTCCGGGTTCCGGCAGTCCAGGGCCGGCTTGTACTCCCGCTGAACGGCAACCCAGTTATGGGTGATCCGCATGATCCGATCGTAGCCCCAGCCCTCCGTCTGGTGGAGGGCCATCTGGAGCGTGTCCATTGCAAACTGCATCGCCATCGCCGCCCCGGCGTTGAAGGTGGCGTCCAGCTCCGCCTCCCGCCGTTGCAAATACCCAGACTGTTTAGCCATTCCCGCCGTCCTTTCTCTCGCCGTGACTGCAAAAGCCTTCATTTGGCATGGCACAATTAAACAGTCCGCAGCCGCCAATCTCTCCGATTTCATCACCCATGTTTTTGTATATCCGATGCTTGCAGTCCTTGCACCGTGTCACGATCACGGCATCCACGGTGGGGGCTTTTTCGACCAAGCCAAGTAAGCCGTTCCAACCAGCACAATACGCCGCAGGGAGAACATCTTTGCTGCACCGGCCCACGCCCAAATCATCAACATCAATCAGCCTCATGGTCAGCACCTCCGTCCATCTTCGCCCCGCATACAGGACAGTAATTCCAGTTGTTCAGGTGATACTCGCTCTCTGTCAGTGCGCAGCCGCACTCGGTACACCTAACAGCAGTCCCACCGCCCGGAAATGTATACCGCCCAGAATCATCCCACCGCCCATGCACCACCGGTTTCCAGTCCTTGAGGTTCTCCGCTTGCTGTGCCACCCATTCCTGAGATACCTTCGCGTTATGCTCTGCGGTGCGAAGCAACTCAATAATCTCCTTTTTGGGCATCCTAAGTAGGGTGCTGTCGGCTAACGGCTTATACATTTTCGTTACCTCAGTCCATTTTCGCCCCGCAGTGGGGGCAGTATTTCCCATATATGACCTTATACTTGTGAGCCGTTGTCTTGCCGCAATGGCTACACATCCACGGAACGTTATCGCCATCGCCACAGACTACCCATTCGGCATGCACCACCGGGGCCACGTCGGCGGCGGGCAGGACCTCAATATACTGCGACGGCTCAAGCCCTTTTGCCCACGCGTGCTTTGCGGCCTCAATCGCCGCGCTGCGCTCAATGTATTCAGCCATTGTCAGAAGTCCTCCTCACATACGCCACGCAGTTCTCAGGGTCATTCCCACAAAGACATGGCGCATATACGCACGAATCACAAATTGTAAACATCTCAGTTAGTGTCATTGTCAGCCCTCCTGTTTCAGCTCTTGCACAGTCTGGTGGATACGCTTCGCGCAGGCAGGGCATATTTCCCCCACATCCACTATGACATTCACTATGTCCGGGTTGCTGTCGTAGATGCTTGCGTTGCTCTCCACGCAGACCCTATAAGTTTCCTGAAGATTGTGTATTTCTTTTCCGCAAAGATCACAAAAACGCTTCGTCATGTTCTTTCCTCCCTCCCATAAAACGCCTCTAAGTCATCCTGTGCCTTGTCAACAAAATCGGGGCAAGCCAAGCATTCCGGCAACGGGGCATCCGTCATGGGGTCAACCCATCCGAGGCAGTAGATACGGTCTTTCTTGCCGTCGTTCCATTCGTGGGACGGGTGCCCTCTCTTGCCAAACGCACACTTAACCGTTGCCATCTTTCATCGCCTCCAATGCTTTCTCCGCCGCCTCGCGGGTGAGAAACACAGTCTTGCCGATTTCCTCTGGATAAAACTCCCATGCTTCGCCGTTTTCGTCAGTCCCCTTCAGGAATACGGTTTTATATCCGTCATACCATCCGATGCGGTCTGCGTCATCCAAGGAAATTTCCCTGATCGGTTGCTCTACGTAGTCTTTATCAATTCCCCAGAATAAAACTTGATCCCCAAAGACAACCTCAAGCCAGTCCTTGCACGGCAGCACAGCCAGCCGACCGTCCTTGTCTGCTTTGGCCAGCTGGCGGAACCTGTCCAGTGCCTCACTGGCTTTTTGGTTTCCAATTAAATCCTGAAAAAACACCACAAAAGATTGAAATGCTTCTGGCGTCATGCCCGTGTCTAAATACTGACGCAGCAGCGGGCAGTGCGCCGCCTGGACCGCCGTGCAGAACCCGCCGACCGCAGTACAGTTTCCGTTGTCCTCATGCCTAAAGTAACAACGCAGGCAATTAACATTTCCCATTATTTCTACACCTCCTTCACCTCAACTGTGCAAATCGTGTCATTTCGGGTCCCGCCATGAGGCACCAGCAAAATGCGCTGCATGGTAAACCCACGCTTTGCCCCCAACCCCATAGAGCTCCAGCCAAAGCAGATGACCTTTCCTCCCGGTCTCAGGATACGAGCCGCCTCGTTCTTTGTCTCGCTCCAAAAGGTCGTTCGCCCGTCCCATTTCAAGCCCCCCTGTATGCCGTCGTAGCACTCTTTCACCTGTCGCTGAGAATACGGCGGGTCATACAGCACACCGTCCACAGAGTTATCTGCAAAGGTTTTAAGGAACGCCAGCGCGTCCATGTGGTAATTCGTGGGCCGCTCCGGATTCAGGTCGTTGGTAATCGTGGCCGGTGATTTCACCCCCGCGAACGGGTCAACCCAAACACCCTTGCCCATCTCCTCCCGCAGCAGCCGGTCAATGGGCTTGATGGCAAACGTCCATTTGTTGGGCATCGCCCAAATCCGCTCCATACGCATCACTCCACCTCCTTCGTCGGCTTCGGCATCTGCCTCGGCTCAAAGCGCCACTTTCTGGCGTCATCGCCGATTTTCTGATAAAGCCGTGCCATGGCCAGCATCGGCGTATCTTCGCAAATGTCGAACTGGAAACACTTTTTTTGGCAATTCCAGATCCCCCACTTGATTCCGGAAATCCCGCGCTGATATGTCTCACGCCTCATGGCGCATCTCCCTCCACCGACATCCATCACAGGCCCCATCATGGGCCAGCGTGTAATTTCCGTATTTCAGGCACAGTTCGTTCCGCAGTGCGTCAATCTCTTTCGCCTGCGCTTCAATCCGGTCGGCGGCTTCCGCGGTCACCAGCGCAGCCGCTTCCCGCAGTTGCTCGTTCTGCCCCCGCAGCTTCTCGATCTCTTTCGACTGCGCTTCAATCCGGTCGGCTGCGGCAAGCCCCACCGCGTCAACATCGCAGGAGGGCCACTCCGTCAAATTGACTTTTCCCGCCAGATTTTCTGGGACCGGCTCAGTCTTGTAAAACGGGCATTTCTTGCAGTCGCCCATTGGCCCGCCTGCTGTTGAAACGCATCTCAAGGCATTTACGAGTTCTTGATCTCTCAAAATGGTAGCTCTCCTTCCTCATCCTCCGCGAGCCAGAATGCCTTTCTACACTCAGAGCAAGTTTGCGCAGCGCAGTTAATGCCTGTATCTGAGAACACTTCCATCGGGCAAGCATGGAGGTACCCGTCTATTGTAATTCGCGCGCCGGGGTAATGCTTCAAAAACACGCTCTGGCGGGTTTTGACGGGGTGCTCGGCGGCCCACTGCTCCACAATGGCAACGGCCTCCTCCGGGTGGGTTTTTTGCCAGGAAGTGCAGGATTCACCCCCGCTTCTTCTTTTCCAAATCTCACATTTGATGCACTCAACGTTGCACATTCTGCCCAACGTTTTCACGAACTCCACAGCATCCATCATTCTGCCTCCTCAATGGTGACCTCCACGCGGGAGGCTCCGGTTGTCTGATACTTTCGCACCATCAGCAGTGCGATGGCGCTGTCATCGTTGTACGCATGGCCGTTCAGCGCATCTAGGATGGCCTTTGCAACGTTGTCAACATCCGGGCGCTTGGTGTGGGGCGTACCGTCCAGCGCAGCGGCCTTCTTCTTCGATGTGCTCTTTGGCACCGTGAAGAACGCCGTAACGGTGGCCCTGAGCGGGATGCCGTCCGCAAAGCCCTCCCCGCTCTGGCACTGCCAGCACTGGACCACCTTGTCCTCGTAGTTCCGTGTTTTCTGCGGGGTGTAGGTGTGACCATTTTTCATAAAACGTAGACGGCCCTTGCCCACCGGAATGCCGGGGACTGTGAATGTAACCTTCATCGCTTTTCTTCCTTTCCGTCAATGATGACGCTGACCACCCGGACGCGGCCCAGAGGCTCCAATAGCATGGCCACCGCCTCCTTGGTGCCCTGCGTATCCTCGCCATCGTAAATGTCAACTACGATCCGCATCATCGTGTGTCCCTCCTGAATTTGGGGCAGTAGTGGATCACGAACGAGGATGCTACCCGTATGCCGCCCTTGCCCTTGCCGCCAACCTTCAGCACCCGGCTTGTGGGGGTGGCGTCCCAGCCGGGGACCGGCTCAAGGTGGTCGGACCACTCGCAGCCGCCGCAGGCGTTTGCACAATCCCAGCAGGGCTGCTTGGACTGGAAATCGACCTTGGGGGCTTTCTTTTGCTTCTTCTCCCGTGGGGGATAGCGGCGGATCAGCTCGTCCAGCCGAAAATTACTTGCCATTAAACACCTCGCATATCTGCCAGAGCGCACCATGCGGCATAGGTCATCCCCTGCTTCTTCGCTTCGGAGGGGGTGGGGATACCGGCCTCGTGCCAGCGCTCGTGCTGTTCACCTGCCTTGGCGTAGAATTTTTCCAGATGTGCGTCGGACGGTTCCGACATGGGGGCCTCCTTCGCTTCGAGTGTTTCCGGTTTGGGCAGGTAGGGAACCAGCTCCGATGGGGTTGGGTAAAAAGGGTTTTCCCGTGCCCGCAAAATAACGGCTCGCTTCGCGTCCTCATAGGCCCACGGCTCCAAGATCATCTGCCATGCCGCCACAGCAACAGAGCCTGTCTGGTTTTTTGCGCTTGGGTAAATCGTTCCGAGCAACGCAAACAGCTTTGTGATATCTTGCTTGTCCATGTACTTCTCCTGATAGTCTTACGTAGTAATACTCTCTCTCGCTAAGATAATATATATATTTATTATTTCTCTGAGAGAGAGAATATTTCTTCTTAGAGGGGGATGTGGGGGGAGACTTTCTTCTTTGTGCACCTGCTATCGTGCTGCGGCTTGCCTTGCATCCGCCCGTCATAGCCATAATGGTACACGCGGCAACGTTGTTGCTTAAAACGGAAGATCCCCATCATCCTCGATCTCGCTGAAACCGCCCTGCGGTTCGCTCTGCACCGTGTCCCCGCCGTCCCGCTTGGAATCGCCAAAGTACACGCTGTCGGCCACAATCTCGGCGCTGCGGCGCTTGTTGCCGTCCTTGTCGGTCCAGTCACGGATCTGCAAACGGCCCTCCACCACGGCCATGCGGCCCTTAGAGAAATACTTGCTTACAAATTCAGCGGTGTTGCGCCATACCACCACATCAATGAAATCCGTTTCCTTTTCGCCGGACAGGGACTTGAAGTCCCGGTCAACAGCCAGAGAGAAGGATGCGACCGCCGTGCCGCTGTTGGTGCGGCGCAATTCAGGGTCACGGGTCATCCGCCCCATCACAATAATTCTGTTCAGCATATTCATTCCCCCAAATAATTTTTTTTGAAAACTTCCATGAATTTCTCATGGCCATACAGTTCTTCAAACCGCTGCTGGCACTCGCGCTTCAAGCGCAAGTCCAATTCGTGGCCATTCTTGCCGTGAACGCCGTAGTCGGCCATGTTGTGCCAGTCGGCACGGAGATACACCCAGCAGCCCCATTTCTCGGATAGCTGCCGCCTGCCGCCGCCATAGACGTGGTGCTTTGCCAACCGATCTGTAAAGCTGGTCAGGTAGCACTCCCGGCGGTCTTGCATGATGCTCTTGCTCATCGGCCCCATTCCTCCATCATCCCCGCCAGCTTCCGCTTACAACAGCGCCTATTCTGGTTTTGCTCATAATATGTAGCCCATCGGCAGTTATCTGGGGAATATCCTTTGTCGTTGTCTTTCCTGTCGATTGTTAGGTGGTCAGCATATCCATGCGTAATTGCCCAATTAAAAAAAGCATCAAATCCACCGGGACGCTTCCACTCGTCGCATACCGCAATTCCCCTATCAAAATAGATGTATGCTTTTTTACTGTTTTGCCTGCATCTGTTGTTCATCCCACTCCAAATTCGGTAAATCCGTGTTCTCGATTTCCCGTGGGTGGGCTTAAACCTTGTCTTCTCGCCGCCAGACACAAATCGCTTATTTCCACACTCTCGACACGATGTTGTATGCCCACTGGTCAAGTGTATTGTGGACACTCTGGTTTCTGCACCGCACTCACACCGGCAAAGCCACAATACATTTTTCCCGCTTTTGTCGCGCCCGTCTTGACGGATTACTGTTAGTTGGCCAAATCTTCTCCCTGTTAAATCATAACGAATCATGCCCATGCCTCCACCATAGCCGCCAGCTTATCAGGGGGCAGCGTTTCGATTCCCAGCTGTTTTGCCTCGTGTACGGTGCCGTCAATCAACCGGCTCATTTCTTTCGTGTCCATCAGGTGCGTATGCTTGAACACAATATAGCAGTTGAATTCTTTCCCATTCTCGATGCGGGTATCAAAGCACTTGATATAGCGATAGATTTTCGTCACGTCCACGGATGCCGGAAGCTTGAATCCGACTTTCAGCCCTTCGTCGTCCCGCTCAACGGTTCCATACTCGGTAACAAGGTTTGTCTTGGTTTCCTCAAATCCCAAGTTCATTTCCTGGGCGATTTTATCAACCAAAACGTGAAAGTACGCATTCGCATCGAGGCTCCGCTTCTCCCGGTGTTCCTTGATCTCCACGTCATAGGACTTGCCCTCTTTCAGCGTGTCAAGCACCTGCCGCGCCTTATTGGTACGGATGCACAGCCAATCTCCGTCGGCATCCATCGTCCAGCGGAACGATGTGGCATTAACCCGCTGCATCGTTGGCCTCCTTGGCCTCGGCTACGCACTTCTCGCACAGCGCATGGCCGTACAGTTCCTTCGCTCTCGCCGCCAGACGCGCCGCCTTCACCGTAGCTCTGCCGTCAAAGTAATCCATCACCTGACCGCCGCAGCACTCACAGATAACGGTGGCATCGCCCTGCGGGGGAAGTCTGTATCCAGGCTTCTGCTGGGGCGGAATGGCCGCTTTCTGGGGACGCTGCTGGGGTTCTGCGCCACGGTCATACTTGGTGCTGTCCTTATCCCAGTACACATCCGCGCCAAAGCCCAGCGCCTTGCAGGCCACGGAAATTGCGTCCGTGAGGGCCATCTTAAAGCATTCGTCCGAGGTATACAGCCCGTTCCGCTCGCTTGCTACAAAGGCGCTGCCGCCGGTGCCGGGGATCGCTTCCGACCACGCCCCGTCTACCTTGACAAACAGGTCGATGTCCAGAAATGCGGAAACCTCGTTGTTGGCCCCCTGCTCCAACCGCTTGTCCGTGATAACATACTTCCAGCCGATTCCGCAGGGGCCGAACTGCTCCGTCAGCGCCTTGATGCGCCACATGGGGTTAATATCGGTCTTACCCTTCAACCGCCCCGCCTGAATGGACCGCTTGGCGGCCTCCGGCACCTGCCGAACCCGCTCATAAATCCCCAGATTCTCCATGTTCATCCTCCAAATTCAGCGGGCAATACATCCCGCGACCTTTTGAATCAAGCAGGTACTCGCCTGTTCTCCGGCATTGGAGCCGGGAATAGGTTTCCAGCAGAGGGCACAGCGCGCAGCACACATGCCCCTCCGGGAAATTGATATCCACGGTCGCCCGTGTGTAGAATAAACAGCTATTGCCCATTTGCCCTCCTGTAAACTCCATAGGCGATTGTCTCGCCGTCTTTGTTCTTCTTGATGACCGTTTCCTTCGTCAGCTCAACGCCAGCCTTCCGCAGGTCGGAAATCCGCGCCGTAAAGTTGGCGATGCGCAGTTTGCTCATACCCTCCATCGTGGTAATGCTCCCGTGCTTATCCAAATAAGCCAGAATCTTTTCGCACTGCGTCATATCAGCCCTCCGGGATGTCGATGATCGCGATCCCCATGGCCCGCGCCACGGCTTCCGGATCGCTGTCAACCTCATCCTTGAGCCAATCCTTCGCGCACTCCGGGCAGTAGCACTCGCCGTTGATCAAAAAACCCGGAGCCACATCGTCAAACGCATTGGGGTTCATGACGATGGAACATCTCGCGCACACCGGATAGATCTTCATTTCCACGCATCCCCTCTCTTCCACGCCTTCGTGGCGTTGGATTGCTGGGCGTAACCCGCTGTGATAGCGCCGCAGGTGGAACACCGTACATAGTGCTTAAACGGTGCGTCCGTGGACTGCACCCGCTCACCGCTGTCCATGCCGCATACCTGGCAGAGATCCAGCGGATAGCGCTCATGCCGGTTCTTTCTGTTCATCGCGCGCTCACCACCATGTACGCAATGGTGATCAGCAGCAGGGCCAGAAAACTCATAAAGCCCATCCATGCGGAGGCGTCCGCCTTCCGCTGCTCTCTGGTGCGCCGTTCATGCTTTCTCATGCGGATTCCCTCCTTCGATGAAATCTACAACCTTGAATACCCAAGTGGCCGCATACGCCACGCCCAGGATCATAAAAAACAGGTTCCAGCTCATTGTTTGATGTCCCCCTCTTTGGTGTAAACACCGTCAAACTCAAGGCCATGCTCCCTCGACCAGATCTTGCCGAACTCCGTCATGATCTTCACCGGGTCAGGCGGAGACACCCAGATCACCCGGTATTCGATTTTTCGTTTCTTCGCCATTGCCTTTTCCTTTCCCCTGTGCTAAAATAGCCACAGGATACATATCTGAGCCTAAGATTTGTTCCGCCGCCCTGCCCGGTCTGCAACACCGGACGGGGCATTTTTTATACTTCGTCTCATACACTTCTTAGCTGCGCTACTCAATTCCATTGCCGCGCCGCGCCTCACCATTCCTTTGCTGTTCTTAGCGATACGTAACTTCGCTATTCCACCGCCATTCTCATCTAAGCATTTCCTACGCTTTTCCTTGCATTTCTCTTCCTTGGCTTTGCGCTGAATTGCTTCTCTGTGCGTTGCCTTTGCATAGCAAATCACTGCATTTCCGTTGCTACGTCAAGCATTGCTGTGCTACGCCATTCCGCTGCGATTCTGTACTGTTCTGAACCATTCCATTGCATTGCCTTGCGCATCTGTGCATTGCCGTTGCAGCTCAATACCTGTCTATTCCTTTGCGACGCCTATCGCCTCTAAGCCCTCCCGTTGCTTTGCGGAACGAGCCGTGGCCTTTCCATAGCGCCTCTATGCAATGCTATGCCGTTGCTTTGCCACGCTTGGCACTGCTTTTCCGCTGCGTTACTGGAGTTCCTCCCAGGTGAACCGGCCCTTGCCGCTGTTGCGCCACTGACCGATGCCGGAAAAGCGGCCATAGTCCAGCCATTCCCGGACAGCTTTCTCGTGATCGTCGCAGAGGCAGGTCACCCGAAACTCACAGGTAGCGCCTGCGGGGATCTCTTCACTCATGGCAAGGCTGATGCGCTCGCCCTGGGCCGTCTGCGCTCTCAGGGGGCGCTGGCACTCACCAACGGGGCCGTCAAACTCCAGCGGGATCACGCGGGGCTCCGGGAAGATCAGCTTATCAATCTCCTTCTTGTAGGCCTTGATCTTCTCACTGGCCGTGCCCTTGACCTTGCGGAGGCCGCCGCAGGTGTCTTTGAAAAAGCCTTTGATCTGATAGTCATACAGGAACGGGGTACCGTCCTCCGTCCGGGGAAACACCGTCATGGCCTTTTCCGCCACGGCATCAGCGCCCAGCGCGGCAACTTCGTCCTCAATGTTTAACGCATCCGGGGATTTGGAACCGATAAACTCCCGATATACGTCTGGGTTTGCAGGGCTTGTCCCAAGAATGGGTTCCGTAAATGTGATCCGTACCTTAATTTCCTTCATTCCTTTTTCCTCCTGTTATTGCTCACTGCTGGGTTCGAACAGTTCGTTCACCGTCACGCCGTACATCCTCGCCAGCTTCTTGTGGTACTTCCGTGCCGGTCGCCAGTCTCCCAGTTCCCAATGCGTCACACAGGACAAGTCCACATTCAGTTTCTTTGCTACCTGTGCACGGGTCAGGTTGGAACGTTCTCGAAGTTCCTTCAATGCCAAGTCATGTGCCCTCCTTTCGGTGTGAGAATTCATTGACTGCGGCAGAAATATGTGGTATGGTAAGCATGGGAGTTAAACTACGCGCCAAATGGCGTACTCTGTTGCAGAGGGGTATTCCATTTAGCAAACGAGTTCGCTTCCAACCGCCCCGAAGTTTGTTGCAGAGACTTCGGGGCGGTTTTTTATCTCTGCCGCAGTCAATACCCGCCGAAACCTCATGAATGTGAGAAATCACGCTTGACACGACCCGGAAAGCGTATTACAATGAAATCGCCAAAAGACATTGCAAGAGCCGCTTTTATGGGGGCTGGTTTTTGTGTACCCTTTTCCGGTGGGCTTAGGTATATGATACCTCACAAAATTCGGTTTGTTAATTAGATAAGTGCACAATTTCGGGGGTTGTTTATTATGGATGTTGTACTTGAGCGAATTCTGTCTTTGCTTCCTTGCGGTGAAAACGGGAAAATAATGCGAGGGGCAAAAAAAGATTTTGCTCAAAGCATCGGGTATGACAGTGGAGATATTGTTTCAATGTGGATAAAAGGAACAAGTTTCTCTTACAAAAACAAACTTCATGAAATTGCCGCAAAATATCACGTATCCGTTGAATGGCTCCAGGGCAAAACGGAAGATAAGAGCATAAAAGAAACCCCCGATCCAAAGATCGAGGGTGTGAGCGCGGAAGCGCAGGAAATATTAGATTATATCCGGGATGCGACACCCGCCGAACTGGCGGAAGTCTGCCGGTATATCGGGTATCTGAAAAGCAAGAGGGGCACGGAATGAAACTGAACCCAGATTGCTTGCGGGATATTATGCTTTTGGTCGAAGATCGTATTTCCGTTGAAACTGCGGTTGAAAATCCAAATGGGCTAAGAAAATTTAGCTATGTCAGCATTCCCTGTTTGGTGCGCTTGCTTCCTGACAGCTATTCAAAAGAGGAGATCATATATCATGTTGTACAGCTTTCAGAAAGCGGATACTTAAAAACAGATTTTTCCTTTGCAACAAGCGAAATGTTTGGATACTTTTACTTGAATACAATTTATCACATCACGCCAAAAGGCCATGACTTTATCGCAAACATCGGGGGAAAAGAAAGCTGGGCAAAAACAAACGCTGTTTTAAAATCCTTGAAGTCAATATCTCTATCGGTAATTGAAACGGTGGCAAAGGGTATCACTTCGGCCATAGTAGATCAATACATTGCAGGCTTTCAGGCATAATACTGTACCCGCCGTCATTATTGGCGGTTACAGAAATGGGAGCGCTCTTGAATGCTCCTTGCTTTAGCGTTTCATAATTGCTGCATTTAATAGCCTCCGCCAAACAGCCCGGAACAAGCGTAGCGCATTCCGCCGAAATGCCAGACGCTTCTAATACGTTGAGACACGCGTTTACAGCTTTAAGGACGTTGGGATTTTCATACCACAATTGATTATACACCATCGTTTCCTCCTTTAATCATTCGCAGCAATTCTACCTGTTCCTCTTGCGGCAAAAGCAGTACGGCATGCATCAGTTTGTTGCGAATTTCTTCAAGCTGTTCTGTTGCCATTATATCACAGTTTGCCGGTAAATCCAACATCTATGTATCCTCCGTTCATCATTTGCGAATAGAACGTCTGTTCGATTATTATAGCACACCACCATGATTTTGCAACCGAAAGATATGGGGGCATGACGGTTGCCCGCGCATATTGAATATTTACATATACGCATATAAAAGAATGAAAGGAGCTTTACTATGGTTTGCCCTAATTGCGGAAGCGAAAATGTAACAATCTCTATGGAGCAAGTGTCAAGTAAAACCAAAAAGCACGGGAACGGCATCGGAGGCCATATCAACAATGCTGCTCGCGGCTTGATGGCGGTATCAACCCTTGGCATGTCTAATCTCGTGTGGAAGAAAAGCAAAGGTGGCGAAAAGACCGTTGTAAAAAATCAAAAGATTTGCCTTTGCCAGAATTGCGGAAACTCTTGGGAAATAAAGTAAGTGAAAAACCCGGCCCCGCCGCCTCTGCAACAAACGGCGGAGCCGGAAGCAAGCCGGGGGACGTCGGCTTGCCGTAATCAAAGCGTAGCAAAAACAGGGTTGGGTGGGCAAGTCCCAAAGCTTGGTTTTTGGCATTTTCAGCCGTTTAAAAGTTTGTGCCGCCTTTACCCATATTTTGATTTTGGGGGTAAGGAGGCACTTTTTATGACAATTCAGGAAGTTTGTAAGGCGAAACGTAACGCTTTGGGTATGACCATTCAGGACATAGCTGAAGCATCGGGAATTCCGCCGTCTACCGTCAACAATTTCTTTACCCATGCTTCCAAGGCCCCCTATATCTCCACGGTTGGGCCAATATGCGCCGTCCTTGGCGTGTCGCTGGATGAATTTTACGGCATCGGAGATCATCTGACGGCCAGTGAGGAAACGTTGCAAGCGGAAAAGGACGGACTAGAACACCGCCTTGAGAATAAGCGGCAGACCATCGGCCTGATGGACACAGAACTGTGCAATCTTTGGCACTCCGTGAAGCTATACAGGTGGATCATACTCGGTTTGTCACTATTGATCATCGGGCTTTTTGCCTGGTGCGTTTGGGTTGACATCCATTGTGCTAACTATGGATTTTGGAGGGGATAACATGTGCCAAAAAATAGTGGTCACTCTACCAAATAATCTACGCATCCGTGTAGCACTGTACATCAGGGTATCGACCGAAGAACAGGCGAAGCACGGCCTGTCCCTGGCAGACCAGCGGGAGGCTCTGATTGCATATGCCGCCGCACACGGCATGGAGGTTGTGGGCATTTACGAGGACGCCGGAATCAGCGCCAGAAAGCCGTATAAAAAGCGTCCGGCCTTGATGCGCCTGCTTGATGATTGCCGCGCCGGGAAAATCGACACCATCCTTTTTGTCAAGCTGGATAGGTGGTTTCGGAATGTGGCGGGGTACTACGCCGTGCAAGAGGTTCTCGACAAAAATCATGTGGATTGGCAGGCCATCAGAGAGGACTACGAAACGCGGACTGCATCAGGGCGATTGAAGGTCAATATTATGTTGTCGGTAGCGCAGGACGAAGCTGACCGCACATCGGAGCGCATTAAGGCCATCAACGAGGGCAAGAGGGCAAAGGGCCAGCCCACCAACGGGAAAACTCCTATCGGAATCTGCGTGAAGAACCGGCGCTACGCCATTGATGAAGAAACCGCAGATGCGGCGCGAGATATGTTCCCAGCCTTTATACGGCTGCAAAGCATCCTTGCGCTAAGGCGGTATATGGCAACGGAGTGGGGGATCAAACGCTCGTACAACAAATACAAGGATGCGTTGAAAAGCCGCCTGTACTTAGGTGAGGCGTTCGGCGTGGAAAACGCATTGCCTGCACTTGTCGATCAAGAAACCTTTGACCTTGCTGGGAAAATCTTGGAACGGCGAAGCCAGCGGAACGCCAGTGCGGATCGAATATATTTGTTTACCGGAATTCTCCGTTGCCGGGAGTGCGGTAGAAATATGCAGCCGGAGACTGTAAAGCAGGTGTACAAGTACTACCGATGCAGAACGCACACACTTGATCCAGCCGACTGCCCGCACATCCTCAGAATCCGAGAAGATGTGCTTGAGGATTACCTTCTGCGGGAATTTGAGGGGATCGCAAAAAAGTATTACTCCAAATCAAAAACCGCAGAAAAAAAGCAGCCCAAAACGGCGGAGCAAATCAAGCGGAAAATGCAAAAACTGAAAGACCTGTATCTGTCGGATTTGATTGAAATCGAAGAATACAAAAAAGACTATACGGAATTGAAACAGCAGCTCGCGGCAATAAACCCGGAGCCTATAAAAGAATTTGACCTTGAAACATTACGGCGAGAGTTGAAGGAATATCCTGATTTAGACCGGCAGGCAAAAAAGGAATTTTGGGTACGCACAATCCAGCGCATCGACGCAGACAATGACGGTGCGTTTTTTGTAACGCCAAGTTAGTCTTATTTTCATGTCGCAACACTAACTGTATATCCGAAATATTTTTGCAAGGTCTCCAGATCGCCCCGGTCC